TGCAAAGTGCACCCCCGCTTCCAGCGTGAAGGTTTTGGTAGCTGCTTACGGACCTCGTGAGATAAGAGATTTTCTCATAGGTCTATGGGCAAACTACCGAACCGACCGCCAAAATCGGGAGATGACTCTCCCCGCTACATGGTATCCCCTGGTTTATAAGGGAATTCGATACCACCTTCTCCGTTTAGAACGGAGAAGACCACCTCGCCTTTATGTTGACGGTACGAGGACGTCCCTGACGCTCCAAGTGCTTCACATCCGCGAATGGTTCTTCACTTCGCTTCAAGAAGAACTTAAGCAGGGCACCTTCTCCACTAGCTATGGAAGCTGGTGGATCAGATTTAACCACGAACCCTTTAACCTGGGGGCTGTGGGTGTGTCGGTCCAATCGATGGGTATCGTACCCTACGTAAGACCAACGCCCGACTACAGGAGAGCTAGGCAAAACCGTTGGGTAGTGTTTAATTACCTTTCGGATCTTGCCATCAAGATAGTTCGCCGTTTTCCAAAGACCAGCAGAGTAAAACTGGTTTCGGAGTGCGACGAGTGACACTATCTTAGAGTCTCTCTCTGGATCGTCAGTATGTGACGACGGGAATTCCATACGTACGCGAGTAATAGAAACATTCTCGCCCGCGAAAAATTCCTTGCCGCAAGATTCCCGGAACTTCCCGTTCCAGAAGCTCTTGTTCGCATTAACCTTGTATCCGAAGGATTCAAGTCGCGAAATCACATGATGTACATAGTCCTTGGGGACAATGATGTCGTCCCCATAGACACGCACCTTGCCCGCGAAGTCAAGAATCGCTTTGCGGGTCAGACGGTGGTTGAGCCCATCCTGGATACCCAAGAAACAGATACCCAGGAATATCATGGCTTCCATAGGGAAGCACAGGGCTGAACCCATAGACGCGAACTTGGCGAGATCGATAACCTCGCCTTGCACATCAGCCTTCGTACTTCTACACGCTTGAACAGCAGCCGAGAGCTTCGGATGCCGCTTGAGCAGAAGTAGTACATGCTGATTGGAAACACGATCGGACGCTTCACTGAGATCCAGTGTAGCTAAATCCCCATTCAGGGATCCATCTCGAGCCAGATCTTGGTTAGGGACCTGGTCCGTGAACCCGATCATCCCGTAAGTTACGTTTCGACGGTCGGAAAACCAACCGTTATGCGTGAAACGCGACTCCAGGGAATCAACAATCGGAGCCATCAGAGCCTGCTGCGCATATTGCATCGCAGTAGGTTCAATGGCAATGATTCGTGGTGTTTTGAGCGTCTTAGGTACGGGAGTCACCTTTACAGGAATCTCCCTACCAGGTTCGAGGAAGTCAACACGGTCAGCGAGGTAATCAAACCCGCTATTAGGAATAGCCCACTTTCCGTAAGGAAAAAGAGCTTCCAATCTGGTTGGCCACGATGTCTGGCTGAACTTCGCGTTCCCGCGAAGTCCATCAGCAGTGGCACCAGGACCATGCTTTGGATAAAGCTCACCAGCATTGACAGAAATGTCAACGTCGGCGAGACAGTTACCAAAAAGAAGAAACAGTATCTGCTCAAGGCTCTGTAAAGAACCCAAAGCAGTATGCTCGTCTGTTTCTCTGACTTCCTTCTCACACTCGACATACTTGACCATTGCGCCTTTCACCCTCGCATCGCTGCAAGGGATGAGGATCTTGCCAAACATCAGCGTTAGCTGACGCACGGCAAAGATGGAATCAATGTTGGGTACATCAAGCAACACACCGCTTGATCGGTCAAACACTTGCTCAAGGAAACCCCCGAGAAATCGGGGGAGCCCTCCATGCTTACTGAAACCAGTAAACATGTCGTGAGCGACTTTACCTTGGTCGAGACCTCTCTCGAAGTCTTTTCCAAAGTCAGTCAGAGTTATCGTTAGAAACGATAACCCTTCATGTTTCGACCGTTCCGTGATAGTTTGATAGTCACGGATGGTGCTAGTACAACACAGGTCGCCGAGTTCATGGGCGACCTCCTTCCAAAGCAACATCAGGCTTTTCATCTGGTCCTCTTTCATCAAGGGGTATCAGAGTCCATAGCCATGAAACTGACCTTTGGAACAATGCAGTTGGCTTGTAGCACAGGAACCTGGATCGCTAAACCCAGGCAGGGTGAGAACTCACAATGACCACATTCTGGTCGCTGTAGAAAGCTCTACCCACCATCCATGCTAAATCCTTGACCCAACGCACGATGTGCGATAAGTCAGGATTCCCCACCAAGAAACTTGATGAGGTTTGCCTCAGAAGACGCGGTAAGATTACCGATCAGGCCGTCCACAACTGCCTTAGCCTCAGTCGGCGTGAACCCGTAAGGGGGCACGTCAACTACGAGGTAGGCAGACATGGAATACGGCTTGTTGACTGCAGGGACAAGTTCGTCCGCTGCCGTCTTCTGACTATCAACTCGGATCATGCGTCGCGTTCGCTTCGCATTGGTGTGCTGAACAGTCAGTTTAACCGACTGATCAGCCTTGACAAAGGCTCCTCCATTGGGTGAAAACACCCGGGGGAGATCCGATGTAACACCTCCGATAGTAATAGACTGCGGGTCAGAATAACTCATGGCATTGCTCCAGTTGGGTTGCGGTCGCCTCACGGCGATCTAGTGACTGACAGGACAATTCCTATGGATTAGAAACCGTCCTAGCTCCTAGCTAAACCAAGAGCTACGAGGATGGCTGTCTGACGGCCTGTCAAAGCCGTCATGTCAAAGCCAAAACCATATGGTGTCGCAGGTACCCGTTGTCTCGTGACTTGAGACCTTGTTACACGGGAGGATCCGAACATCGGATCCTGGGCAGTGGCGGCCGTGATTTCTTCAGTGAAATCATAGCACATCATGTACCCATACTGCATCACCAGCCCGTCATGACTGAGAGCGCTGACGTTATGTAGAATATCGCCAACGTTACCTCTCCAGTCCGCGAGCCAAGACCACGGTGAAATGTTCCAGACGACCTCGGGTGTCAACCGAGTGCCCAGAATCCTATTTGCATAGGACTCATAGGTTTTAAGTCGCCCCATAGTTGTATCGGGGACTGGAACATGGTATCGAAAGGCACCTTCAAACCAGCTTGCTCTCTCTCGAGATTGGGCTATAGTGCCGAACGCAAAGGCTCCTGAGCCAGAGTGTGCGAAAGCACCCTCATAAACTTGGGAATCTTTGACCGTGGGGTAAGTATACCGCCGCTTGATCTTCTTGTCGGATCCTTTTCGGTATCCTTCAATGATCTTGTTGCCGTGCTTAACAGCATGAGCGAAAGATCTAAGATCAGACATCATCGGTTTCCACCCGAACTCAACGTTCAAGTACTCACCACCCGCTTTACGGGCGTGCTTTACTCGATCGCGAAATACGGATGAGCCGATGATAGCGGGAATCCCCTCGTGCAGTTCGCCTACGAAAGTGGCTAGCTGCGCAGAAGGATTCGTGGGAATGGATTGAGCAATAGCATGAGTTCCCTGACTGTGTAAGTTAGGGATGCTAGTATACTCAGGGAAGATCGGAGCATTATACCCCGACCACCCCCCGGCTCGGCCCTCAAATACTACAGGGCCACGAAACCAGCCGAGATCCACCGTCTTTGCCTCTACGTTATATGTTTCTTTGTAGAGACGAAACGGTCCACCGACATCGCCGGAGCCTAACTGTTTATACCAACCGGAATGGTTGAGTGTATCCAGTTCGTACACATTAGTGTACAGCTTCGACACAGGCCTCCATGCATAGCCAGGACCTGAGGGATTAATCCCCCAGGTTTCGTAACTGGCATCGTACGCAATAGTTTCACCGCGTTTGATAGGCATGGGAGTCTGACTTTCTTGTGTGGTTTGTGAATGTAACATTCACTCCTCGTTTGGTCATAGTGAGGAGAGACCCCGTTCGAACAAGGTCTCCCCCCACTATGGGTGTGGGCTGCCACCCCGCTTAAGCGGCACCTATCCAGTAAGTCGGATAGATGGGCAGTCGGACGCATACCGTACGTGTGACGGAAACGGCATACGTAACCAAGCAGTTACGCCTGATTCAAGCACCAGCCAGTGGACGCAACATTTCTGCTGCTGGGGAAGATCCACTGTACTAGCACTGGGAGGCCCTTTAGGGGGC